AAGAAGATCGTTATATTTTAGAGCCAAGCTTTATAGCTATTGACGAGGCTAGAGAAGCTGCTCCTGACGCCAAGACCGCGCTTTACTATTCTCCAAATGGGTACGATAGAAATCTGGTGGAAGAATGGGGGCCGTTGGAGGATGAATGATTTATGGATTTGCAGCCGCATCAAAAAGAAGCATTAAGTAAACTGAAGAACGGATCAATCCTATGGGGAGGCGTAGGCACAGGCAAGACCAGAGTAGCTATTGCCTATTACGTCGAACACGAGGCTCCGAAGAACATCGTTGTCATAACCACGGCTAAGAAACGGGACAGCCTGGACTGGACACGTGAAGCCGCTAACTATGCGATCAGTCAGGACGAGGATAACACTTATCACGGCGTGATGTTCGTCGACAGCTGGAACAACATCGACAAATGGTCGGGGCAAAAGAACTGTTTCTTCATCTTCGACGAACAGCGTCTGGTCGGTAGCGGAGCATGGGTCAAGGCGTTTCTAAAGATAGCCAAGAACAACGACTGGATAATGCTGAGCGCCACTCCTGGTGACACGTGGCTGGACTACATCCCGGTATTCGTGGCCAATGGGTTCTACAAGAACCGCACCGAGTTCAAGCGTGAACACGTCGTTTACGCGCCTTATGCCAAATTTCCCAAAGTTGATAGATATCTCGGAGTGCAGAAGCTGAATCGCCTGCGTGAGCAGATTCTCGTCCACATGCCGTATATGAAGGAGACGATCAGGCATGAGAAGACGATCTACGTGGAGCATGACGAGGTACTGCTCGAGAACGTGATCAAGACCCGGTGGAATCCGTACGACAACAAGCCAATTCGAGACATCGCAGAGCTGTTCATGGTAATGCGAAGAGTCGTCAACGAGAATACAAGCCGTTTAGAGGCCGTCAGAGACGTTCTAAGACGTCATCAGCGTCTAATCGTGTTCTACAACTTCAATTACGAATTAGAGATTCTACGGCGCTTAGAATGGTCCGACTATACCGTCGCCGAGTGGAACGGACACAAGCACGAGGGCATTCCGGACACGGATAGGTGGGTTTACCTGGTTCAATACATCGCTGGGAGCGAAGCATGGGACTGTACGGAGACGGATGCCATGCTTTTCTACTCTTTAACCTACTCTTACAAGCACTGGGAGCAGTCTCATGGGCGAATTGACCGTATGAATACGCCTTATACGCATCTTTGGTACTACGTATTGAGATCCAGGAGCGTGGTTGATTCGGCTATTTGGAGGACATTAAAGTCAAAAAAGAGCTTCAATGCAGCTTATTTCGATCAAAACGAGCTCAAATTCTAAAAAACAGGTCATGTCACGTCACTTTTAGTTCAAAAGACTTACTCAGAAACACGAAGGTAGTATATATAATTATAGACATTAGGTATACGTTATATAAAAGTTTTTGTTTCAAGTGTTTTCTTGGCAAATAACACGCCGCAAGGCCTGCGCGTTGCCCAAGACCGGTTTTAAAGGATGGAAATGTGTCTGAAAACTGGAAATCTATACCAAATTTCAATAATTATAGTGTCAGCGATTGGGGGAATGTACGATCTGACAGATTCGATAGGCTCCTTACACTAAGCCAAAATCAGTATGACGTTGTCTATGTCGGTTTGGTACGAGATGGATCACAGTATCATAGATCGGTTCCATTGCTGGTTGCCAACGCATTCATCCCTCGTGAATTCGAGCCGTATGATACCCCCATCAATTTGAATGGTGATCGGTTCAACAATCATGTGAACAATCTCGTATGGCGACCAAGGTGGTTTGCCATCAAATACAACCAGCAGTTCAAATTCCCATACGAGTATCCGATCATCTATCCGATAGAGGACATGAAGACGGGAGAGGTCAGTCAGGATTCATTTGAATGCGCAAAACGATACGGTCTATTGGAAAAAGATCTTGTTTTATCCATAGTGAATCATACGTATGTTTGGCCGACCTATCAGCAATTTCGTGTCATAAGGATTTAGACATTGACACGTATGCATATCGCGACGTATAATAGAAGGAGTGAGGATATCACTTTTCTTTTTATCTATTTTGCCGTAAAGGAGGACTCATGTGACGGAGAATCAGTATCAAGCTAAGCTAATCAAGCGGCTTGAGAGTCGGTTCCCTGGATGCGTGGTTCTTAAGAATGATGCTGCTTACCAGCAAGGCATTCTTGACCTTATTCTTTTGTATCGTGATAGATGGGCATCGCTTGAAGTCAAGCGTTCTGCCAGTGCACCAGTGCAACCTAATCAAGATCATTTTGTTCAACAGCTAGATGAGATGTCATTTGCCGCATATATCTATCCCGAGAACGAAGAGGAGGTGTTGAATGCGCTTCAACAAGCATTTGAACCTCCAAGGCGAACACGCGTTTCTAAGCCCAAGTCAGTATCACTGGGTTAATTACACGGCCAATCGGTTAGCTGAGAGATGGACTACAGCTCAAGCCGCTGCTTACGGCATTGCGATGCATCAGTACGCACAAGAGCAGATCTTGGCTGGGCGACTTTCGGATCACATTGGTACTTTGGGTCAGTACATCAACGATTCAATTCGTCATAAGATGACACCTGAACAAATTCTGTTCTATTCTGAAAATTGCTTTGGCACAGCAGATGGAATTTCGTTTAGATACAACACTCTTCGAATATTTGACTTAAAGACTGGAGTAATAGCAGGTTCGGTTCATCAACTCGAGATCTATGCGGCTTTGTTCTGTCTTGAGTATGGAAAGAACCCATTCGATATCAATATTGAGTTGCGCATTTATCAAGATAATGAGGTTGTGATTTTCGATGCTGATCCGGATGACATAGCGTTTATCATGGAGAGAATTCAGGAATTCGATGCTCAGATCAACCAACTAAGACTAGAGGAGGAGTCGTGATCATCTCAGAAGCTGATTATCTCAAACATTACGGCACTCCTAGGCATTCTGGTCGCTATCCATGGGGATCTGGTGCTGCCAACGAGACGGGTGCTACTCGCAACCGAAGCTTTCTCGATGCAGCCGAGAAGATGAAGAAAGAAGGTATGTCGGATACTGAGATTGCTCGTGGTATGAAGCTCACGACAACGCAGTATCGGGCAAGAAGAACTATCGCTCTTGCCGAGAAGAAACAAGCCCAAGTCAATCAAGCTGAAGCGCTTGCTGAAAAGGGCTATTCGAACATTATGATCGGCAAGCGTATGGGTCTTAATGAATCTTCTGTGCGAGCTCTTCGTGCACCCGGTGCAAGAGATAAAGCCGATGTTCTTCATGCTACGGCTGACATGTTGAAAAAGCAGGTTGACGCAAAGAATTACGTTGACATTGGCACGCAAGTTGAACGAGCATTACCATTGTCTGGTGATCCTAACGTGTCAATCGGCATCAGCAAAGATAAGTTCAATACTGCTGTAGCCATGCTTCAAGAACAAGGCTACACGATTCATTATGTCAAGGTTCAGCAGCTTGGTACTGGTAATTTCACCACTATCAAAGTATTGGCCAAACCTAACACGCCTTATTCTGAAGTCTTCAACAATCGTAATCAGATCAAGCAGATCAACGATACGTATTCTGAAGATGGTGGACGAACTTATCTTGGTATTCAGCCGCCCATCTCTGTCAGTGCAAAGCGTATTGGTATAAATTATGCTGAAGATGGTGGAAGTTCAGCTGATGGTGTTATCTATGTTCGTCCTGGTGTAAAAGATCTTTCAATTGGTAATTCCAATTATGCTCAGGTTCGTATCGCTGTTGATGGTACGCATTATCTAAAAGGTATGGCGGTGTACAAGGACGATCTTCCGCCAGGTACTGATCTAGTATTCAACACAAACAAGTCGAATACTGGACGCAAAAAGGATGCTTTGAAAGAGATGGAAAAGGATGCGTCAGGTAATATTGATCCTGACAATCCTTTCGGTACGATTGTTCGGCAAGTTCATGATGCTAATGGCAAAGTGTCATCGGCAATGAATGTTGTCAATGAGGAAGGTGATTGGGAATCTTGGTCCAAAAACCTTCCATCACAGATGCTTTCAAAGCAAGATCCAAAGTTGGCAAAGTCGCAACTTGATCTTACTTACGAACGTCGTGTTAATGAATACAACGACATCAAGCGTTTGACAAATCCGACTGTTCGTAAGAAGTTGCTTGAGTCTTTTGCCGACGAAACGGATTCTGCATCAGTCCATCTCAAGGCTGCAGCATTACCTGGACAAGCAACAAAAGTGCTTTTGCCAGTTACGTCAATGAAGCCAACTGAAGTACATGCCCCGTCATTGCAAAACGGAACTCGTGTAGCTCTAGTTCGTTTTCCGCACGGTGGTACGTTTGAGATTCCTCAGTTGACGGTGAACAATCGTAACAAGGAAGCTCAGAAGTTGGTTGGCACACACGCTACTGACGCTATTGGTATTCATCATAGTGTCGCTCAACATTTGTCTGGTGCAGACTTTGATGGCGATACAGTGTTGTTGATTCCCAATAACAAAGGATCAGTCAAAAGTACGCCAGCACTTGAAGGTCTTAAGAACTTTGATCCCAAGCATTCGTATCCACCGTACGAAGGAATGCGAACCATTGATGGTGGAATCTATAGGAATGGCAAAGTTGATTATGAAGGTCGATCTCCAATTGCTTCACGTAAACAGCAAGAGATGGGTAGTGTTTCGAATCTGATTACAGACATGACCATTCATGGTGCTAAGGCTGACGAAGTTGCTCGTGCAGTCAGGCATTCAATGG